TCCACCTTAACGTGCGTAATAGCACCGAGGGGCCAAAAGGGCAGAGTGTAATACTCTGCCCAGTTGGTTACCACGGTTACCGTTGCCGTACCTACGACCACCTGCGCGTAGCTCAAAGCTTCCTCACAAGCTGCGTTGTAAAGGAAAGTTAAAAGGCTATCATCTGCCGAGGTATCTACTCGGCAAAAAGCTTTTACCTCTGTGAGGTTAATAGCTGCGGGGGTGTAGTTGGCGGTTGTCATTAAATAGTTACGTCGTCAGCGATTACGAAGGACTTTTGACGCAGGATAGCAATATCCATAAAGCGCTCCACGTAGATACGAACGGTTGAGCTCAACATTTCGGTGTAAGGGTCTACCAACAAAGTGGCACCGCCCCAGAAACCGATTTGTACGTCCTCAAAATTACCGAACAAAATACCGTAAGTGTCGGGCGTGCCGGTGGTCTTTTTGCTCAACGTAGTGCTGTAGATATTGTAGCCGTTTGCAGTTTGAACTGGATCAAGCATACCCTCAACGAGGAAGCGGCCGGAGCCAGCGTCTACCTTGGTCTTTTTCAATTTGGCGACTACGTTCGGGTGCGTAACGTAACCCAGGCGGCCGTTCAAAGCGTTGTTTGCAGCCAGCAAAGCCTCCATATCTACCAAGTCGTCATAAGAGATAGCTCCCAAAGCCAAGTCCTGGGCAGTACCGTTCAAAGCGGTGTAGATACCTGTAGGCTGGTTAGAGCTTCCAGTTCCTACCAATACGGCAGCTTCCAAACCTTTGTTAAAGGATTGGTTCAGTTGGTTAACCATACGAGCTTGGATACCTTGGCTGTACTCCTGTGCCAAAAGCTGGTTAGATACAGCGGCAGCAATTACGGCGCGCTTGGGGCTCATCGTAATAGTAGAGAAAGTCAAGTCCTGTGCGGAAGCTGCGCCAGTTTCAGTATTCCAGTTAAGGGTATAGTCCGTGTCCTGTACAGGGAACTGTACATTTCCTACCAAATTCTCGGCTACGGAGCAAAGGCCCAGCATTGGAGTGTTCGGGTACAGGAAGTCAACGTAACGTCCTGGGTCGGTATAGACCAAGTCGCCACCCAAGTTACCGCCGGTTCCGCCGGTTACGGTGTTGGTACGCATTTCCTTGTTAAGGAAGTCGGGCAAGTGGATAGCGCCCATCTGTGCGTCGCGGGTGTCCAAGCCTAAGCGGCGGCGCTCGGCAAGTCCTTCCTGGTTCATCTCGGCTTCCACTCCGGTAAGCTTACCGGTGCGGGCTTCGCGAATAGCCTTAACAATGTTAAAGCGTGCCATATCGCGCTTTTGTGAGGAGCTCAAACCTCCGGCCAAGGCCGAAGCGTCCACTCCAGCTGCGGGGTTTTCCGCAGATTCTTGAATTGGGTCCATATTATTGGGGGTTAAAATTTCGGTTTGTTCGGGTTCTACCGCCTCGGCCGCCAGGGCGCTCTCCAGGCTTCGCATCGCCACAGCGGTAGAGGGGTTTGCCCCGCGCGGCGTGAGGCTAATATCGTAGATTTCTGCGACCTCTGTAATAACGCGGGTAGGCTTTTCGCCCTTCACGTTTTCCCAGCGCTCGCTTTTTACGGTGAAGGCCCAGCTAGCCTGGTCTAGGTCGCCGCGCTCAATAAGGGTACGGGCTTCCTTTCCGGTGTTGGTTTCTGGTGCGCTAAACTCAAAGTAAAGCCCTTGCTCGTCTGCGCGCAGCTCCAGCGTGCCCTTGCCTTTGTTCCGGCGGGCTAGCACGTGGTCGTAGCTGTGATTTAGAAGCGCGTGAATATCGTACCCGTCCAGGTTTGAAAAGGCGCTGCGCTCTATGCGCTCGTTAAAGGCGCCCATATCGTAAGCCTCGTAATTAGCCGCATAGCCAAAAATAAGCCCTTCCTGTGCTCCGCCGTTAAGCGGTAGGCTCCGTATCTCCTTCTCGGTTGATTGTGCCATTATTAATATCGTTGGTGGGTGACATATGCAAGGGCTTGTTATACTCGTCGCCATCTTCAATCGGCGGTAACCCTTCGCTCTTTCTGATTTCGTTTGCGCTAATTGCGCCTATGTTCCAATAGCTTACGTTACGCTGTACCTGGGCCAGCATATCGCCACGCATAAGGCTCTTAAGGTCTAGCTCAAACTCTAGGTTTCCAGTTACCAGCTTGTTGGTGAACTCCATTTCAATAGCTTCACAAAGCGGGCGGATACAGTCGCTAACAAATTGCGCGTTCTGCGCTTCTATGGAGCTGTTAAAGCTGGAGCCCTGGAGGTGGCCTACCTTGTGAGGTGGAACTTTAAAAATGCGGCAGATTTCCTCAACGGAAAAACGCATACTTTCAATATACTGCGCTTCCTGCATTGAAATACTTACCGGCTTGTACTCGGCCCCTGCCGTAAGTACGGCGGTCTTACCGCTGTTTGCACCGGAGTAGCGGCGGTCAAATTGGTTTCCTAGCTCACGCAAACGGTCTACGTCGCGAATACTGCCGTCCAGTTGCAGGATACCTTTGGGCATCGCACCGTTCCCGTAGAAGCCGCCCAGGTGCTTATTGGCCGCCATAGCGGTTCCAATAGTTTCCTTTGCGTAAATGATAGGGGAAAGGCCATTGATACCGTCAATAGTCCACGCTTTGAGGTGGATTATTTGCGAAGGTTGCAGACGCATAGTTACGCCGCCCGGTAGGTACAGGCTGTAAATAAGCGCCCCGCTGGTGGTGTCAATGGTAACTAAGTCGGTGTCTATAAGCTCCAGCGCTGTAATACGGCCACGGCTACGCACCGGAAGCACGTAGGCGTTACCGCGAAGCAAAAGGCTGTTAATGATAGCCTGCCGCCAATAGTACGAATTGTAAGCCTCGGAAGGCTTGCGGCTTACCAAGCGGTCAAGCTCTGTGCTTACGCGCGTCTTACCATCTTCGCTTTCGGCGTAAAGGTGGAAGGGCAGGGAGGCAATAGTATCCGAAATAAGGCTAACGCAAGCGTAGACCGTGGATACCGTAGGTGCGTTATTGCTGTTGACGTTTTCGCCCGCGTTGGTGCTGGTGCCGCCGATTAGCTGGTATAGCCAAGGTTTCGGGGAAATAATGCCGGAAATACTCCGGGTTACTCGTTGTAAGAGTGAGGCCATTGCGCAAATGTTATGAATAATATACTACCAAACCAAACTATACAAAAATAATATCTTCCGTTTGGTACACCGACGTGTTCGCCTGGGCGTTGTGGACGTAGCCGGCAAGGGCTGTAATAAGCGCTGCCGTGCCGTCTATCTTATCCGGGGCGTTCTTTTTGTTAAACGTCCAGTTATCATTCTTATCAATTTGCAGCGTGGTGTTGCTTATGTGCCAGGCCGTAACCGGGTTGCCGTCGTGGCCTATCCGGCGCTGCTGCACCAGCCGGTAGAGTAGCTTCATTGGCTCGTTGATCATAAGCACGCCCTGCCGTACCTCAAAACAAAACTTTGCCCCGAACTTTTGCCGTACCTGGTCTATAGTTTCCGCTGCGTTCCAGGGGTCAAAGAATACAGCTTCCACCGGCCACTCGTCGCATATCTCCAGTATCCGACGCACGCGGTCGGGCGTGGTGTTTACCTCACCCGGCAGTACCTCAACGTGCCCGTTTTTCATCCAGTTGCGCACAAGGTTGGGGTACTTGTTTTTTCGCTTGTTCATTGAGTGTTCCGTAATTTGGTAATACTGCTTCGTGTAGAAGCGGTCTGCCCCATCCCAAAATAATAGCACGTAAGCCGTCCAGTCATTCACAGCTGCAAGGTCAACGCCGAGGTAGCACCGCCAGTTAGCCAGTCCAATAGGTTCCTTTGCGGCGCACCGGTTCCAGGTGCCTAGCTCAATGTACGGCTGTGCGCTGCCTGCCCATTGGTTAAGGTGCAGCTTACGTAAAGAGAGTAGGGTAGGCTCGTCGTGCTTTGCTGTGTTGCTCAATTCCTGTAGGTACTCGTAAGTTACCGTAACGCCTAGGCTGGGGTTAGCCTTGGCCCATACCTCTGGGCTGTGCGGGTCTTCGGTATCGTCCGCGCCGTAAATTATTGGCAAAAAGCTAGCGTCCTCAATATCGCCGGCCAGCACCTTGGTAGCATAGTCGTGCCACTTGTGGGCGAAGGTAAAAGCACCGCCGGCCGTGGTAATGGCCACCATTTGCGACGGGCGGGCAGCCATTGAAGTACGCAAAGCTTCCCATAGCTCCGGCCCTTTGTGCTCATTCCAGGCGTGTACCTCGTCGCAAAGGATAAGGGAGGGGTTTGCTCCGTGGTTACTTAAGCCGTCGGAGGTAATGGTCTTAAGGAAACCGGGCTTACCTTGTAGGTGGATTTCCCGCCGGAAGGGAATTAGGGCCTGCTTTAATACCGGATTCATTAAGATAGTATTGCGGACGTAGCCAAACAATATACCGGCTTGCTCCCTGGTGGCTGCGGCGATTATTACCTGCGGGTTGCTGTTATCCTTCCAGCCTTTGAGTAGGTGGGCTATGGCCAGCATAGCAATAAAGGCGCTTTTACCATTCTTACGCGGAATTTCCAGCCAAACCAAACGCTTCCCTTCGCTCCGGCGGATTAGGTCGCGCTGCCATTCCATAAGCTGTACCGGGGTGCCTGCCTTTGCGTCCTCCGTGAGTACGCAGTATTTCTCAATTATCTCTTCTGTCCAGGTCATAAGTCCAAGG